CTGGTAAAGAATTTTACAAAGTAGATATACAAGACAGGGACCCGCAAGTAAGAAGAATAGACCCAAGAGCAGTAGTCTATGATATAGGCATGAACTCTGATTATTTAGATGATGCAACATGGGTAGGAGAAGAAAGATGGTTGTCACTCAATGAAATAATAGATGAGTATAGAGATGAGTTAACAGATGAAGATGTAAACATAATAGCAGAAATGTCTCGCGTGTACAGTCACGACCAACTAGCTAATTACAATTCTAATATTGATTGGGTAAATATGTACGAAGATTCTGAAAACAGAATTAGAGTTATATCTTGTGAATGGAAATCAGTAAGGTCTTTACGATTTAAAATATCAGAAAATAAATACGACCCAAGCAGACCATTTAAAAAATTAGTAGCAGATGATTACAGACCAAGAAAAAATGAAACTGTAGAAACTAGATTTGTAGATGACATATGGGAAGGAACTAAAATAGGAGGTAAAGTTTTAGTTAGATGTCAGCGTAGACCAAATCAAGTTCGTTCTGTAGATGATGCTGGAAGCACAAGTTTATCATATATAGGCGTAGTTAGAAATAACACAACAGGACGTTCTTTGTCAATGGTAGACTTATTAAAGAATGTACAAATGCTATACAATATAGTTATGTACCATATAGAACTTGCTATGGCTCGTTCTGGTGGTAAAGCTGTTGTATATGATACATCGCAGCTACCAACAAACTTAGGCATGGATATGCAAACAGTATTGTATCATTTAAAAACTGATGGTATTATACCAATAAACTCTAAAGAAGAAGGAGGTCAGATGGCTAACTTTAATCAGTTTCAACAAATTGATTTTACTTTATCACAGTCTGTTCAGCAGCTAATTAATTTAAAACTTATGTTAGAACAAACTGCTGGTAATATATCTGGAGTAAGCCCACAAAGAGAAGGAGCTGTGGGTCAGTATGAATACGTAGGTAATGTACAAAGAAGTGTAGTACAATCAGCTACTATTACAGAAAGTTGGTTCTATTCACACATACAATGTAAGAAAAGAATATACGAAAGATTATGTAATTTAATGAAGTTGTCATGGGCGGGAGGTAAAAAAGGCGCTGTTATATTAGGAGACGGAGCATATAAATTTTTAAATGTTATGCCTGATATAGCTTTACAGGATTTTGGAGTATACGTAGGCGATAGCGGTAAAGATGATTCTATGCGTCAAGCTGTACAACAATTATCGCAAGCTGCTTTACAGTCAGGACAAATTAGTTTGTTAGATGTTATTAAGGTCATGAAAGCCGATACAATGACAGAAGCAGAGCATGTACTTGAAAGAGGTATGGATGAAATGAAGAAACAAGTAGAGATGCAAAAACAACAAGAGCAGGAAATGTTACAAGCTCAGGCTCAGGCATCTATGCAAGAAAAAGAAGCTGATGCACAAATTAAACAAATGGATAATCAAACTAGTATTGAGGTTGCTAAGATAGGAGCTCAAGCTAGAGTTCAGGTTGCAGAAATATCTTCAGATGATAAAAGAGATATATCTGATTTAAAAGAAAGAGTGTCAATGGATAAAGAAGTATTAAAAAACATGTTAGCTAAGGGCGATAAAGATACGCCAATAGCTTCTCCAGAGGGCGATGCATCTGAACAACAAATGAACCAAGCAACACAAACTATCTTAGAATCATAAAAAAAAGTATTATATTTGCAAAATAGGGACTAAAAATAATTAAACAATGGCAGAAGAAAAATCAAAACTAGTAGAAGAAGTACAATCTACACCAGAAGAAGTAAAAGAACCAGCATTTGACGCAAACGCATTTACAACAGATGGACCTGTAGAAGTAGAAGAAAAAAAAGCTACAGAAGAAAATGTTGTTGAAGATGTTGCCGAAGATGTTAAAGGTTTAGAAGAAGAAGCAGCAGAACAACCAGAAACAGAAGAAGGATTTAGTTGGGATTCTATAGAAACTGATAAAGTAGAAACACCAGAAGCTAAAGAACCTGATGTTGATTGGGATGAAGATGTATCAGAAAAACCTAAAGAAGAGCCGTCTGACATAGATTGGAAGGCCGTAGCAAAAAGTTTAGGTTTAGATGAAAACACATCTGTTGAAGAATTAAAACAAAAACTACAACCAGAAGAAGAAATAAAAGAAGAAAAAGTTGTAGAGCCAGAAATGAATGATAATTCAATTAGATTAAATGATTTTCTAAAATTATCAGACAAAGAACTATTAGCAGAAGAAATGAAAGCTGATGGTATGGCAGAAGATAAGATTGAGGAAGCATTAGACAAAATGGAAGACTCAGGATTATTAGTTAGGGAAGCGCACAGAATTAGAAGACAGTTACAATCAGCTATAAAGCAAGAAGCACAGCAAGCAGAGTTACAAGCTGTAGAACAAAAAAAATTGCAAAAGCAACAAGCTGATACAAACAGAAAAGAGCTTCAAACATACATCAAAACAATGGAAGACTTTATGGGCGGAAAAGTAAATAATAAAGACAAGCAAGAAGCATACAAGTATATTGTATCTGGAAATATGCAACAAGATATATGGAAATCTCATACCAATGCGTCTGAGGTAGCTATGTTCTTACTATATAAAGATAAATTTGCAAAGATACTTCGCGCACAGGGGTTAGAGGATGGCAAAGCCAGTATCCTAAATAAAATAACTTCTCCAAGTCTTAAAGGGAAATCAAAACCAACTTACGAAACAAAAGATAGTTCGGTTTTTGACCCTACCGCATTTATGAAAGAATAAAATTTGACAACAATAAAGCAATGCTAGGATTTGTGATATAATGTTTATTCAATTAAATTAAAATAAAGTATAATTAAATAAATTAAAAAAAATGGCTAAAGTATATACAGGGACTTTCGGAAGCGGAACGTCCCCAGAAAACTCGTTGAATACAGCCCTTTTGCAATACCCAGAGATTGCAAGAACTCTTATTCAACAATATCCTAGATACTCTGCTACATTCCTATTAGAAAAAACAGGAAGATTTGCAAAAGAAAAAGTATTAGGAGATAACTCTTTTGAGTGGAAAGTAATGGGAAGATATAACACTCCTTCTTATTCTAATGGATGGCTTTCAACTGACGGTGTAACATTTGTAGGTTCAACTGCTAACTCAGGAGCATCGGCTGCTACAGCAGGAAACTATGATGAAATGGATGCTGATGGTGATGTATTCTACATGTCTTTTGATGGACAAACTACAGGAAGAACTGGAAGCTTCTTAAATAAATACGATATGGTTAGATTTCAATCTGGAGCTACTGCATTAGTATTAGAAGACCCAGTTTCTGATGTAACAAGAGCTGCTGCTAACGGTGGTACTGCTACAACAACTGCTGACTCAGTAGTTAAATTTGAAATGATTGATGGTACAGCTAATCCTTTATTAACATCAGACGCTGCTGATGAAGCTATTATTGCTTCTATTGGTTCTGCATTCCCTAACGGGTCTTCAGGAGATGATGTTGGTGAAAACTATGTATATCCATCTACTTATGTTAACTATCTTACAACTATGCGTAAGAAAACTTCTGTAACAGGAAAAGACATTACAGATGTAACATGGATTGAAAACAATGGACATAGACTATGGTACTTTACTAAAGAGCAAATGATGATGGATGAATACATGTATCAGCAAGAGCTACAAAGATGGTACGGTAGAACTTCTATTACTGATACTACGGTTCAAAGACCAGGTGCATATACTTCATCTGCATTAGGACTTGGAAGTGGTGGTCAACAAAATTCTATTGTTACTGGTGATGGACTATTAGCTCAAATTGACTCTTCTAATCAAGCTACTTATTCAATGGGTGCTTTAACTGAAGACATCATTACTGAGTTCTTAGCTAAATTATCTTTAAATGCTACTAACGCTGAAGGTAATGAGTATGTAGTAATGACTGGTACTGAAGGAAGATTAGCTTTCCATAGAGCAATGAAAGATTTACTAATTGCTCCATCTGGAAGTTTTACTGGTGGTTCTATGTCTGGTGTAAATGGAAATGTTGAGTTAGGTGCTAATTTTACATCTTACACAGCATTAGGTAACAAATTAACTATGGCTTACTGCCCAGTATTTGATGACCCTAATTTACATTCAGCTTCAGGTGGTACTAATGGATTTGGTGATGTAAGATTAAAAGAATCAGCTAAAATGGTATTTCTAGATTTTGGAAAAACTAGTGGTGTTTCTAATATTGAGCTTATCACTAAAGGTGCTGAGAACGTAAACAGAAGCTTCATTAAGAAATATGTAGCTGGAATGATTAACCCATATGACCAAAAGTCTATGATGGCTGCTAACGCAGATGACAAATTTGAAGCACACTTGCTTTCTGAATCTGGAATCATTGTTAGAAATCCATTGTCTTGTGGTATATTGAGTGCATCTTAATTATTAACCCTTTAAAATAAATAAAAATGAAATTTATAAAATTCCAAGACGTTGCAAGTAGTGCAAACACTGCTAACGTTGTAAATTATATTGAAGCTGGTGAAATAAAATACGTTTCTACTACTGCTACTACTGTGATTTTTCACACTATAGGAGCTGGTGCAAATGTAAGTGCATTAGATACTACTACTATCACTTGTGCGTCTGGTGAGTCTATTAGACTTGCTGATATGCTAATGACGAAAATTGCTAGAGCATCAAGAGGTACTGTTTTGACTGTTGATAAAGATTCAGGTCATGATGATGCTGCAATAAGCGATATTTCATACGCTGTCGTATAATAATTAATTGGTATTTGTGAATAGATAGCCTATGCGCATAAATACCTTAGTAAATAACTTTAAAATAAATAAAAATGGCTTTAAAATTTAGTTTTAACAAATTCAGAAGTTCTGTAAAGGGCTTCTTGTCAGGAACGGATTTAACTGGTGGTTCTTTAACTGCTGGTGAAAATGCATTATTTGTTCCTATAATGCGTTCTGCATATGTCGTAGAAAATATAACGGCAGCAGTAACGCTAACTAACGAAGATTGCGGTAAAATCTTTATGCTAGATTCAGCTGGCGGTGCGTATACAATTACGTTACCTGTAGCTGCTAATTTAGAATCAGGATGGAATTGTAAGTTTGTTACTAAAGAGGACACTCCAACTGCTGATATTACTATCGCTGCTGGAAGTGCAATTATAGACTTTGTTCAGAAAGACGCTGCGGGTGATGCTGGAGCTTCTACTGCTGGTACAGCTGTAAGCAACATTCTTGTTGAGGCAGCATCTGTACAAGGTGACTATATAAGTATCTTTACTGACGGAACTTCATACTATGCTCATGGGCTTAGTGGAATTGCGACAGGACATACTACATCGTAATAATAATTTGAATTATGGGAGGGCTTTATGCTCTCCCAAAATTCTTTATATTTGTATATGAATTTTGCACAATATTTAAGAAGCATTGCTAAAGACCCAGAAGAATGGGATAAAAAACAAACAGAAGGCGCAGAAAAAAACCAAGTGCGTTTTAATATTGGTGGACAATCTGGATTTAAGTGGCGTAAACATTCACAAAACAAAACATGGATAGAAAACGGAAACTTAATAAAAGAGAACAAAGGAAAGAGAATTAAATAACAGGGAACTTAAAAAATAATAAAATGAAAAAACATATAGTATTACTAAAAGCAAGAAATGTAGAAAAATTTAATTACTGTAAATTTGGTAATTATAAAGATGAAAAAGGTAAAAATAGAAAATTAATTGACCCAAATGGAGAAGAAGTAACGGGTTATGAAATGTTTAATGCAATAAAGTCTTTAGATATAAATGACGAAGATGATAAAAGAATTTATGATTTTCTTAAAGACCATCCTTTAGTTAAAGGAGGTACTAAATTTATTTTACAAGACATGAGAGCAGAGCAAGAAAAAGCAGCTGAAGACTCTATAGAATCAGCAAAGGCTATTACAACTGCATCACAATTAAATATAAATGAATTAAAAAATCTTTCTGTATTAATGGGATTGTCACCTAACTTAGATGACATGATGTTAAAAGCAAAAATTATACAGTTTGCTAGTGATAACGCTACAAAGTTTTTAGCTACATTAAATGATGCAGATAAAGAGCATAGAGTATTTTTAAAACAAGCATTAGATAAACAAATTTTAAACAAAGTAAATGGCGTTTGGAAGCATGGCTCTAATAATGTTGGATTAACAGACGACCAAGCAATAGTGTGGTTAAAAGAAAATGCCGATATATATGCTATGCTTAAACATCAAATGCGTACAGGAGAAGCTGTGCCAGTAGAAGAAGAAAAGATAGAGGTAAATACTGCTTCATCTACACCAAAAGGTCTTAAAGAATTAATGGAATAAATGACAACAACTGAAGCATTAGAATATTTAGATTTATTATTAGATAAAGCTGACCAGCCTTATTTTATTGACGCTGAAAAAGAAAAATTTATAAACCTAGCTATAACAGAATTTATAAATAAATACTACAGCAAGATAGAATTAAATTCTGAATCAAGAACAGCTATTAAAGGTTTGTATAAAGTTGTTGTTGAAGATGCAGCTGCAATATCAGCTTGGGCAAGTCCAAATAATTATATTATTATAGACCCTAGTTTTATGTATCCTATTGCAGTAAAAAATGAAGAATCAGAATCAGAATTTAAAGGATATAAAGAATATGTAGAAGACATATCAACAAGCGACCCTTTTAATAAAAGTGATTTAAAAAACCCTTCTTATACTTTAGAGAATAACAAAGTTGTAAATAATCCAGCGCCAAGTACATATTTTAGACTGGTGTACTTATTTAGACCAACAATATTGGAAGCTTTTGATGGTGATAGAATACAAGAAAATTATCAAATTGAAATTTTAAACATAGCTTCAAGAAAAATGTTTGCTAACATAGAAAGTACAAATTATGAAACGCAAACTATAGAAACTGAGAGAGGTATAAATCAATAAAGATTTTAGCTCCCTGCTGCATTGATAGGCTAATGTGTATATTTACGCAGAGGCCTATCTTTGTTATTAGAGAAAAAAACACTAAATTTGTAATAATTTTACAATACCTATGGCTTCATTAAACGAAATTGCATATAACATAAAAAATTTAGCTTATAATGGCGATACCAATGAAGAAGAAAATATAGGTATTAGACAAATAAAATTTTGGATACATTATCATAGGGCTAAAATTATAAAAGAATTAGAAAAAGAAGGCAGAGGTATTCCTGAAGAATGTCTGCAACGTTATGATTTTAATTCAGATAATTTGTTAGCATATCATACAGGAACTACACAGTCTGCTACATTTAAAGCATATATAGATAGTTTAGTAGGTTCATCTGAATCAAGGTTAGTAGCAATATCTCCAAGATTATCAATTTTAGCTGGTGCAGGAGGAAATTTAGTTCCTAATAACTATCATTATGGAAATGATTTATATCCAGAAGACAGGGGAGGGCAACAAGACGAAATAGGGCAAATGCCTTTAATTTTACCAAATATTCTTAATATATCAGGATATGGTGTAAAAAATTTATATGTCAGAAGAAACAATGTAAGTGGTGCTAGTCCTGTACACAATGTTTATGAAATAGATGTGCCAATAATTAATAAAACCTCTAACAGAAGAAAAAGATACGATAGATTTGGTAAAAAAAGCGTAACAGCTCATATAGAAAATTATTATTCAGGAGCACATAGACCAAATTCTACAATACTAAACCCATTACCAAATGCAACGTCTTCACAAAAACAAAGCCTAGTTATAAAAAATTTACAATCTATGCTTAGGCAATCAAATAGACAAGATGATATAGGAAGCCCAATATTTTATAGAGTTTCAGCTCATTTATTATTTGCAAATCCTACAGAAGATAAATCATGGATGAATGATGATGATATATATCCATTTCCAGACTATTTAGTTAATGATTTAATAAAAGCAGTAATGCAAGAAATGCAAATAGCTTTACAAACGCAACCAGATTTAGTAACAGATGGAATGGACACAACAAGAGTGCAAGTTCAGCAGAAAGCACAAAGATAAGTATACATCGTTAAAAGATATATACAAAAACATAAAGGGAGAGCTTAGAGTAAATACTAAGTGGAGTAAAAGAAAAAAAGAATATAGAACAAAACAAATAGATTATTCTGTTTTTTATTCTATAGTAAAAAGGTTCTTAGAAATATTAATAAGAGACTTAGTTGAAAGGTATGAGTTAATACATTTACCAGAAAATTTTGGATATTTGTATATAGATAAAAAAACTCACAAAAGACCTTTTCATTTAAGAGTTGATATAAAAGAATCAGATAAGCTAGGAAAAATAATAAAATATAAAGTTCCTATTTTAGATGATTACTATTATAAATTAATATGGAAAAGACCAAGAAAATTTGCTAAATGTAAAATAATGCCTTTAGCAATATTTAAAAATAATATTAATAAATTAAAAAAATAAAATATGGCATTAACGGGAGAATTAACTTACAAAGGATTAACAATATCAAACGCACATCTAAAAGTTATGCAAGTACATCATAGAGCTGTAGATACCTCTACAGAAGCTGATGATGGAACAATAACTTGGAGTAAAGCAAACCACGCAGATTATTCAGCTAGAGTATATAAAGACGCTGCTGCATATGCTGCAAATCCAGATGCTGCAATATATACTATAACTGGAACATTTACTCCATCGGTAGCTAACACAGCAAATTTAAATATCGTAAAACAAACTTACGTACATTTAAAAACGTTAGCAGATTATGATGAATTAACAGATGCATAAAAATTAAAATATGGCAACAAGATTAACAGGAGGTACATTAACCGTAACTATTACTGAGTCATTAACAATGACACATGCTACTACAGCAGACAATAGAACACATAGTCAAACAATAACAAAAACATTTTCTGGTATTGACCAGTTAAATAAAAGGGTATTAAATTTACCTAATACTAATCAAGTTAAAGTTATTGATTTAGGAGGCACAGCAGCATCTAATCCTGGAACATTTTTAAGAAGCGCAGTTGAATATATTAGAATTACAAATTTAGATGATACTAATGGAGTAACGGTAATATTAGAAGATACTGGTGCTGATACAGCCGCTATATTAATTGATGCTGATTCAAGCTTGCTTTTAACAGATACACAAATAGAAGCGTTTACTAATGGAAGTGCTTTTAGTGGATTTAGTGATATAGATGAAATATTTTTAAAAGCAGCATCTGCAAATACACAAGTAGAGGTTGTAGTAGCAACAACAGCTTAAAATAAATAATTATGCATGTATCTGTAAATAGAGTGTTTAATAATGTAGCTCGTAATTTAGGGCTTAGTGATTGGAATGATAATGTAGACTCTTGGGCTGAATGGGCTTTTGAGGCTGAACAATACATAGGAAGTAATCAAACTTTTTTAGAAAAAGAAATTACATATTCTGATACAACTGCTGCTGCATCTGCTACAATAACATGGACAGCAAATCCTACACATAATTCTTGGATTTCAATAAATGGAACAAAAATATATTTTAGAGATGCAAATAAAATTATTGGTGATGCGTCAGATACAGAACAATCTATAAAAACTGCAGGAAAATTTACCATATTAAACTTGTTAGATGTAATTAATGAATCTCATTTTGACAATACAATATCTAACATAACTGCTACTAGTGATTTTGCAACTACTGGTGATGCAGACCATGCTATATTGACTTTAACTTATAATATACATGGAGACGTAGGTAATCATGTAAAAATAGACAGCAGTGGAGAGGGAAAACTTAGTTCTAATACTTTAACTGGAGGAAAAGAACGTTATCATACTAATCAATTAAGACTACCAGACAATATGGTAAAAATGCTATCTGTAAGGGTAGGAGATAGTATAATTACACCAACAAGTTCTAAATTTAAAAGTAAGGTTTCTCAAATATTAGATAGATATTATGTTAGTGGCAATAGATTAAATTTTTCTAGTACAACATATAAAAATGATATAGTGGTTACTTATTTAGCTGTACCTATGTCGCCAGAGGGATGGCCTATGGTAAAGCAGGGGCATGAAGAAGCTATAGCTACTTATATTATGTGGAAATATAAATTAATAGATTATTATGCCGCTAAAGTACCACAATACATTGTAAAAGATTTAGAAAAAAGATGGTATTGGTTGTGTGGTCAAACAAGAGGAAATGACAATATGCCTAACTCAAGTGAACTTTTAAAAATAGGAAAATTATGGAACTCTAAGATTCCAATTACATCGCACAATGCACCTTTTTATGACGGATTAAATAGCTACTAATGGGACAGAAAAGCAAACCTACTACTTTTACAAAGGGTATGATTTCTGATAACGACCAGCGTTTTCAAGAAGATGGTTCATACAGAAATGCCCAAAACATACAGCTAATAAATAAAGATGGGGCAACGTTTACTATAGAAAACATAGAAGGTAATACTAGAGTAATTGATTTATTAGACCCAAATACAATAATATCAGATACAGATTCATTTAATACATATTTTACAGGACCAACACCTGCATGGCCATTTACAACACAATGGAATGCAAAGCCTGGAGGTTATGCCGCTAATATAGTTGGACACTATTCATACAAAAATGAATTAATTTTAATAATAGTAGGCTTAACAGACCAGTCTATTAATAATGAAGATTTTAGAACTTTATTTATAAAATTAGATTTTAATTATAAAGGGGAGGTTGTAAAAACAACAGATTTAAAAGTAGCTTGGGAAACAGCTGGAAATGCACATCCTAATTTAAACATGGATACAGAAACGTCTGTTAAAGTTCAAGGTATTATAGAAAATGAATGTTTAAATAGAATATATTTTACAGATAATGTAAATCCACTAAGAACATTAAATTTATTAAACAAAAATATATATGCTTTAACTGCAGACGAATTAAATATAAGTCCAAAAGCGCAAATGAATCAGCCTGTATTAAATTCATTGTTATCAGGCAGACTACCTGTGGGTGTTTATCAATATGCATATAAATATGTAAATGACAATGGTGCAGAAACTGGAATGTCACCTTTAAGTAATTTAATGCATATAAGTAATCAGTCTAGCTCTAGTTATAAAGAATATTTTGGAGGGGCTAAGGGACAATTATCAGGCGATGGGTTTGCAGTAAAAATATCTAATGTAGATATAAATTATGATAATATAGAACTGTATGCATTGCTGTGGCAATCTTTAGATATACCGCCTGTGGTAGCAAAAGTAGCTAAAAAAAGTATTATAACAGATGCGGTTACATTTAAACACACAAGCTTTGATAATATTATAGAAAACGGAATTGAAGATGTTTTAATAAGAAGTAATACTTGGGATTTGTGTAAAGATATAGCAATAAAAGACAATATATTATTTGCGGCAAATTTAAGACAAACACAAAACTATATTACAGAAAAAGAATGGAATGTTCCTGTTTTAAGATATAATGCCAATGGAGACAGGGCTAGATTAACTTGTGATTTAGGAGAAGATATTAAAAATTATTATATAGACAGTGTTACTGGAGAATTAGAAGGTTTTAGTATTGCTAACAATGTCTTGGGAAATTCAGTAGCATACTCTACAGGAGCAGTAAATATTGATATTACAGATGATTTAGCAGATGGATTTGGTACATACAATAATTCAGGTTTTTATAATTATACTGATGGAGCGCATAGATATTTAGGACAAGAACCTGTAGAATCAATAACAGGCGCAAATCGTCATGTATTAGGTGGTGAAAGTTTTGATTTTGCAAACAATCAACTTGGAGGTTGTAGAGTAACATTTGCTTTAAAAAGAAAGCTAGCAGATACAAAATACAATAATGGTGGTGTTATGACAACTACTACATATATTGATGCAAATGATGCAGCAGAAAGTTTAGAAACAGATAATATAGCGGGTAATAACGACCCCCAAACTACTTCAAATGTAATTAATGGAAATACAGTATACAGAAACACTATGTCTTTTAGTGGCTCTAAAGACCCGCAAATAGCAGGTTCTTTTAGGGGTTATCAAAGAGGAGAAATATATAGATTTGGTGTATTAACATATGATTTAAATGGTAATCCTGGAAATGTGTTATGGATAGGTGATTTACAAATGCCAATGCATTATGATGTGCATTATGAGTTAGATTTGTCTAGACATCAACTAGGAGTTCCAGCTGGTAATATGGAAATAAAAGCAAACGAATACACACAAGACTATCGTTTGTCTATAAGCGGAGGAGAATTAGTGCCAGCATTAAAAAGACATTATGATAACAGGCAATGGGACAGTAGTACAGCAGCCGTTTTAGACAGCTCAACATATGCGCAAAGAAAAGGTTTTGAAGTTCCAAATTCTGATAAAGAACATTACTTATTTGATTTACATTTAGATTTTGAATTTCGCATACCTGATTCAGTAAGAGAAAAAATATCAGGATTTAGAGTAGTAAGGGCAGAAAGAAATGAAGAAGACAGAAGTGTTGTTCAGCAAGGTATATATCATTTGTCTAATAGATATGGTATAGAGCCAACAGGCAATGCTACTGATAGAGAAAACGGTTATAAAGATGAAACAAATTTAGATGAAACTTTAGACCTTAGTCACATACAAGAAAAAATAGGGGCTCCTGCGCAACCAGTAAGCTCAGAGTATGATGATTTATTAAACGGCTATTATGGTTTAGATGCAACTAGCGCCGAAAAAGCAGATAGTTTTGACGACACAATTCCTGATACTTTGTATCGAGATGAAGGAGATTCATCTAATACATCAGGCTTTCCAACTACCCCTCAAAATTTTATAAGTGGCGGAACTACATCTGATGTTGCAAGAGCGCATTACGGCGGTTCTTATGAATTTTCTTGGAGAAATAATTCAAGTACGTTTCAGCCAACATATCAATTTTTATCTTATGCTGGAACTTTAGATAGTCCAGATAGTGCTTTTGGAACAAGACCATATCAATATAGAGATGGAGACAAACTTAGGGTAGATTCTATTTTAAAATTACATAATGATAGAAATTTATCATCTGGAGGAAATGACCATCCTGGATTTGTTAATACACAAACATACTCAGGAAGTATAAAATTTTCAGGAGTAAAAGAAACAGATGCAGATAGAAATTCTGGTATTATAATAAATAAATATTCAGTTTATGATACGTATTTTAATTGTTATATAAAAGCATTACAAAAACAAAATTTAACTGTAAGAGCATATGCCGATGCATCATATAATACTGGGTCTGTAACAAATTCAGGAGTAAATTATTATCCTTTAACAGCAAGCGCAAGTTCAGGTATTAATACTGCAATAATGCAAGTAGACAATATAATAAATGCTAAAGAGATTACAGCAGGAGAAATAGTTGCTCCATCCTTTTTTGAAAAAGGTTCATTACCAAATTATAATGGATGGTCAAATCATTGTTTAGGTTTTGTAAAACATTTAAATAGAAATGGTAATCATAAATTTGGAATATTAGATGAAGACATAACATCAGACGAAGTAACATATGACAATGTTTCAACTATACAAACAGGAACAAGAAGTATTTTGATAGAAACAAAAAATCCCACTATAATTAGAAATATTAAAAGAGCAATGAGGGAAAATACATTTAACAGCCCTAATGGTAGTGCAAATAGTCTTAATCAAGTATTTTCTAAAATACCATATAAATATTTATGTAGTATAGTTAGAACAAATGAAAATCAATATGGTGGCTCAACTAAAGATTCAATTTATAATACTTTATATGTTGTAGCTGGTAACTTTCACAAGGTAAGTGCTGATGTAAATACGCCACATCATTTATCAAGAGTTGCTGGAGGAGATACCTTTGTTAATTTATACTCACATCAAAAAACTTTATCACCATTTAGCGACAAGTCTTATTCTACATGGAATGTTTATCCTGTAGAATCATACGTTAATACAGATATGCGTTCGGGATTGCATTTAGCAGCTGGAGATACAGAAGAAGGATTTGATTTAACAACACCACCATTTACTAATGATTGGTTTTACAATGAAGTGTATTCACAAGAAAATAATTTACAAAGATATTTGTCTGTAGAAGATGAAGGTTGTAAATTTACTGAACTTCCTTTTGAGGTTGCTTATTCAGAAACAAAACTATCAGGAGAAACAGCAGATGCTTTTAGAACTTTTCCTATATTTAATTTTCACGATGTTGAAGCTGGATATGGTCAAATAAATAATTTATTTAATTTTCAAAATGAAATATATTTTATACAAGAAAAAGGATTTGGAAAACTGTTAGTAAATCCTAGAACTTTTATAGCAGATGAAGCACAAGGAACATCATTGTTTACAGGAACTGGAGAAACAATAGAATCGCATACGTATATATCAACGCAATACGGAACCAAACATCAAAGCGGTACAATATCAACAGAAGATTCTATTTATTTTATAGATGTGTCTAGTAAAAAAATTATACAATTTAAAAATAATACACTAAGCATATTAAGTGATTCAAAAGGAATTAAAAATAAACTTGATAAATATCTAAATAATGCAAAAGGATTTAATCAAAACGAATTAGAAATATTTGCAAACAAACCTCGTATCAGTCTAAGCGATATGCCTATTAAGTTTCAGGGTATATCTACTGGTTATGACCCAATTAATAGAAATGTAATTTTTACTTTTAAACAAGAAGATAATTTAAATAGTCCAGGAATTTCTTTAGAAAACCATTATACATTAATTTATAATGAAAATATTGAAGCTTTTACAACTACTTGGAATGTATATCCACAACATTGGATAACGCATATGAATAATTTATACACTACAAGACGTAGGGTAGATTGGGAACAAATAGGATTTGCTAATCCAGACGGTTTAGTTTTTGGTAATTTAGAATTGTGGCAATGGGGAACACATCCGCAAAAATACAAAAATCATTTTTTTTATGATACAGAAGACCCAGCAGGATTAGTTGATAGAGCTATTGAATTTGCGTTATTACCTACAATAGGTCAGTCAGATTTATATATTGAAGAGTCTAAAATAACTCATGTTATTAGTGACGCTTCTTTAGATAATAAAGTTTATGATAATTTACAAATTATTATGGATGGTTCTTATTTAAAAGAATCAAGATACACTACAGATGTAATTATAAACGAACAAGTATCTCCGTTAACTGGAATGGGTAATATGTCAAAATTAAGAGAAGGTATATTAAGATTTCCATTGCGCGGATACGATTATAGTTTAGCCCCTCCAAGCACTACATTACAATACATTAGTTTAGCTCCAAATACTTATGAGTCATTACCACACGATAATTTTAATTTTATTTTTGAAGCAGCTATAGATGGTGTAACACAAATATGTACAAACAACATTGCCCCTAACAATAGTATGGTTCTTATTGAAGGTAATGGAAATCCTGCTTTACAAACACATGAGTTAACAAGAATAACTACTGCTGGTTATTATAGATTAGTATTTATAACTACAGATATGGGTTATAATAATGTTGATTTATATGGTTTTCCAGACCCTGCTGCATTCCCTCCAATAGGCAACAGGGTTAGGTTTTATCAAAACCCAAATATAGATACTATTATTTCTCCACCTGGAACAACAGCTGTAAACAGATTAAGATTAGAAGGCGTAAGTAATTTTGGACAACACACTCCAGGAAATATTAGTTTAGCCCCTCCTGGAACAAGTTATTATCAAACACCTACAGGTTCTATTTTAGAATTTATAAATAATGATGTAAATTTAGGAATGGATTTAAACTTTAGAGTTACACAGGCAGATATAAATACTAATGGTTACATAGGCATATTTATAGACAATATAAATGTAGAAGCAAATCAATATGTAGTAGCAGTAACTCTGCAAGAGGTTACTCCTCCTGCGCCAGGAATAGTTACATATGGTCCTAGAATGAGAGGCACATATCTAGAAAATACTATAACAGCAAATACTAAAGAAAAATTTAATAT